AACGTGACTTGGTTGTCGCAGGCGGTGTCGTAGGCCACGTCGGCGTCCGAGATGTACTCAATATGGCGCACGATGCCGTTGAATATCTCGGCGACTTCAACGTCGGCCTTGTCGTCCGCCGGGATGACCTTGCCGCTGGGCCTGTTCTGGCGCTGGTCATTGGTCACTTGCAGCACATGCTGCGGCAGCTTGTTAATGGTCAGGCAGGGCCGCGCGTTGATTGTCTGGCCCTGCACCGAGCCGCGGGTGGCCAGCACGTCAGCCGGCCACTGCCACTGGTTGTCGGGCGAGGCCGCACGAAAGCGCAGGTCGTCCAGTTCGTCCTCACGGGAGTCCGAATAGGCCGAGATTGCCATCGTCAGGCGAGTACGCATGGTCGCCAGCATGTCGGCGTTACCTACGTCGCGCTTGGTGCCGCCGCTGGCGACAGCGCCGGCCTCGTTGATGCCTGTGTCCTGATAGGCCACTATTTCTTCTTTGCTGTTTTGGCCGACTCTTTGAACGCCTTGGCCGTGGGTGCGCCGGGGGCGCCCGGCTTACGCATCTTCTCTTTGCTGCCCGCAGCGATGCGGTCGCGTTTAGCATTAATGTTGCTGTAGAGTCCAGGTTTCATGGTCAGCACTTCCATCGTCTAAGAGAGGCTTTTGCCCGCTCGGCGGGGCCACTGGCGTTCTTGACCACGCCAGACATCCGGGCGCAAAAGGACGCCTTGCGCCCCTTGTCGGCGGCGGTCTTGGGGCTGGGCGCGGGTGCCTTCAAGTTGCTGCCCGTCGCAGCATTGTACTTGGCTCGACCCTTGGCCGTCAGGCCGGCGCCCTTGCTGACCGGCAACTTTTCGCCTCGCCCCACGGCTAAAGACACGCTCTTCTTCATGACCCCATCCATGAGTTCGTTACGTTTGGCGACTGTGAAGAACGGCGACGCGCGGGTTCGCGGTATTCGCGGTGCGCCACCGGAAAAGCAAAGGTGACCGCCAGTGCGTCGGCGGCGTCTGGTGAGGCTAGACCACGACTGCGCATTTCCTTCTTTCCTTCAAGGAAAATCGTACCGCTGCTGTTGGGCTTCTTCATCGGGCCAACCAGATCAGCTTTCAACTGCCGATCGTTGGGGATCGCGGCGGTCTTCAACCAATCCTTCATCAAGCCCCACATCTCTGCCCGCTTGTTGCCCCACATAATGGCGTTCTTGGCCTTCCAGCCAAAGTTTACCCCACGTACCTTGTACCGCTGTTCATTCAGCCTGTCAAGTATCCCGTATCCGAGGCCGCCTTCGTCGATGACCGACAGGGTCGGTTTGTACTCCTCAATGGCGTCGATCACCCGCCCGACGATGGTCATGGTGTCCTCGCCCGAGTAGCGTTTGATGGCGATGATGTCCCGGCCCTGACGCACCACCAGCACTGTTGAGTCCGCGCCGCCTCTGGCCGGGTCGATGCCCAGCACGATCGGCGCAGTGGTGTCCTTCCAGCGGTCGCGCTGCATGGCGTCTTCTACCAGCATCGGCTTGATGAACTGGTCTTCGCCCGCGTCGGGGAACTCACCGTACACCTCAACCTTCGCTTGGGGCGAGTCCTCGCCGTACTCGGCGATGATCTGCTCGTAGACCTGTTTGTCGGTGTCCTCTACTGTTCTGGCGTCTACGCTGCGGGTGTTCCAGAACGCCCGTTTGGCGTGGAAGCACTCAAAGAAATAGCCTTCATTACGCCGCGGGTTGGAGAACGCGAACCAGTATCGGTCTGGCGTGTTCTCGGTAAAGAACCCGGCGCCGACCTCCCAAATGGGGTTGGGGATACCGGAGGACTCATCAAAGATCAGCATCATGCCGTCTTGGTTGTGGACGCCCGCGTAGCTGTCGGGGTTCTCGGCAGACCATAGTTTGCCCTCGGCCGCCCAGTAGCGGGTGCCTTTCTTCAGATCCCGCTCGACCAATTCGCAGAGCCACTGCGCCGGCACCAGCTTGGTTGCGCTGATCTCAAACCAATGGTTGTTGATGGCCATCGCCGACCACTTGGTCAGTTCGGCCCAGGTCACTGACCTTAACTGGGACTCCGAGTTGGCGCTGATGATGACACTACCGCCGATGCGGGTGGTCAGCATCCACAGCACCAACCAAGATACTAAGGCTGACTTGCCAATCCCGCGGCCTGATGACACCGCCTCTCGCAAGGTGTCCATCTGTACCTTGCCTTGGTTGTTGGCAATGTGGGTCTTGATGTCGCGCAGCACTTCACGCTGCCATTTGCGCGGCCCTTTGAACTTGTGCAGCGGTGTGTTCTTCTGCCCCCACGGGAAGGCAAACAGCACAAACGCCTCGGGGTCGTCGGCCAACGCCGGGGCCCATAACTCCACCATCAGGCGCTGCTCTTCGTCTGACTTATATATCGGTTGTTGCATGGCCCTCGATCACTCTTGCGCGCGCCTGCTCAAGCGCGGTCAGCACGCTGATCTTCTGGTACACGTCCACACTGATCTCCGTCTTGGATGTCCACCCGTGGGCGTGTTGGAGGATCGCCAGGCTGGCCTTGGCGTCGCCAGCATCGGACGCAGCGTTCAGCATCTGCGCTGCGCGCAACTCATTATCGGCGCGGCCCTTCTGCGCCGCCAGTTCGGCCAATGGGTCAAATTGGCACAATTGCCGGTACTCCACGGGCAGCATCCCCGACGCCAACGCCAACGAGTCACCCTTCAAGCCCATCAACGCCGCCTTGTATATCTTCTCTAGACGCGCCTCTGTTGCTTGAATTCTAGGTCGTATAGCCAGTGGTAGTGATTGGAACATAGACCGTTTATAGCACGACTGTAAATCGGTTGTCCATTTTGCCTATTTGACCTATGCAAGCGTTAGCTTTACAACTTGCATAAAAAATAAAAATTGTTCGTGGGGGCTGGCCCCAGCAGGGCCCTGCCGCCAGGGCCCTCCCCCCCCCACCCTCCCAGCAAAATAGCCACACAGCCTACATGGCTACACGCTGCGGCCCGGAGTCGATGGCTGGCAGGCCGGGCAGGCCGGGCTGGCCGGCAGGTCGAGCAGGTCGGCAGGTCGGCAGGTCGGCAGGCCGGGCTGGCCCTCACCCTGGGTGACAGTCTTTTACTTGCGTAATGGATGCCCTTGCAAGCTTGTAGCTGTTTGCGCCAGTGTCATGAGGGCGCCCGGATTAACCGACATGGGTCAAATGGGCAATCTGGGCAACCTGTTTTCAGTCGCACCCGCTCTTCAACTGTATGCCCATACAGCCCCACTACTACTTACGATCTTAAAAATGAAGTAGTGAGATGAAATGACAATATTGCCCATAAGCCCTCTTTTCCCCTATGACAGCGCCCCGCGCCGTCATGACCCAGAACGTGACAATCCATGACAATTATTCGACTAGGATTGCCCAGTAAACAAAAAGCTTGCAATGTGAATTCACCTATGCTGTAATGCTTTTGTATACTTTACCTGGAGCGTACCAAATGAAAACCATCGAAGCCTACCTGTTCCCTCTCTTACTCGCCGCCGCCGTCGTAGGTTACCTTATCGAGCTTTGCAATCAATTCCCGTTCTAATCGCATATCCGGGCGCCCAAAGCGCCCGCTCATACAATAAAGGACACTAGATCATGCAAGTACATTTGACACTCAAAAGCGCCAACGTCAAAACCGGGCCAATCCCGGTCAGCACAACGACAAGGGCGTCATGCCCGACAGACTGCGCGATGGCCAGCGCATGTTATGCAGCGTCAGGCCCGCTTGCGCTGCATTGGGCGAAAGTGACGGCCGGCGCGCGCGGAACCGATTGGCCGACGTTCACGCAATCCATTGCCAATCTGCCTGAGGGTCAATTGTGGCGCCATAATCAAGCCGGCGACCTACCGCGCGACCCCGTGCTGATTGGGCAATTGGTTCACGCCAACGCCGGCCGGCGCGGATTCACTTACACGCACCATCGCGATGCCGAAACGCTCGGGTGGGTACGCCACGCCAACGCGTGGGGATTCACGGTCAATTTGTCGGCCAATGACTTGCAAGATGCCGACATGCTGGCCGAAAAACAGTGCGGCCCGGTTGTTGTTGTCCTACCCTCCACGGCCACGGCCAACACAAAAACGCCCGCCGGCCGGCCGGTTGTTGTTTGCCCGGCTACTCAGCGCGACAATGTTAGCTGCGCAACGTGCCAACTATGCGCCAGACAGCGCGACGTCATTGTCGGCTTTCCCGGCCACGGCACACGCAAGCGCGTGATCGATATTAGGTTAGCAGCATGATTTCCGCAGCAATAGTCGATATCGTCGGCGCGCTATGCGC